GTTAAACTCAAAGGTTCCATCTTCAGCAAGTGAAGGTGTGCCATCTTTCAGGATCGCTTCATGTAACGACTCCGCACCATTGATAAGCTGGAACTGCTTAAATGGGCTTAACGCTGCATCACGAACCTCACCATGAAGCGTGCGCTCAACCACCTTTGCAGCATGGATCTTATCAATCACTTCCTGGCGATAGCGCTCAAGTGGGTATGACTGCATGTACTGAATGATCTGCTGAGACTGACTCAACTCCTTACCAGACTTAGCGCGCAACTGAGCGCGAGCGCCTTGCAGGTACCACCGGTGCATTTCATCCTGCAGCTTAACCATTTTCTTGTTGAGTGTTGAATCCTCAGCAAGCACTTGCTCAAAGCGCTGAGTAAACAATGGCGCCGCCGCTTTTACCTCTGCATAGTTGGTAAGCCATAGGCGCACAAATTCAGCAAAGCCTTCCTTAAACTTCAGGTTTTTCTGGCTTGTGTAGCTCAGGCTGGCAACCTCATCACGATACTTGGTGTCCTTGTATGCCCTAGTAAAGCGCTTGTTGTAGCGGTAGTGCATATCAAGGTAGTGAGCCATTTCATGGGCCATCACCTCAACATCATCATAATTGGCAACACGAACCTCACTGTTGTTCTTACGGTAGAAGCCAAGCTTTGACTTGCCTTTCACTTTGCCCTGATAAAGCCTTGGGCCTATAACATCCTCAACCATGACGCGCACACCCTCACGGCGAGTTGGCTGATCCTCTGGCTTTAACTTCACAGTCCGATCGCCAATAGCAAACTCATCACCTTCAGGGCGCTTAGGTACACCAGCCTGGCGATATGTTGGACGCCAGTTAGGCATTGGAACATCGGCACCGGCGTTATACATCATGGCGCTTGTACCGTCCTGTTCAATTTCCTCCTGGTCCTTGTTCTTTGGCTTTAGCTCAGCAATAACCAAGGCATGACGCGCCTTAACCTTTGCAAGCTCATCAGCCTGTGACCAATCAGCGATTTGCCCTTCAAGGTCTGGTATATCTCGCTCAGCTTGCTTGATAAGCTCTGCTTCATTCTTGGCATCTGCACTAATGCGCTTCACTGTGTTGGTGATTCGCATAGCCAAGCCAGTAGGATCAGCTTCAGCAATATCTGGAATGTCTACCTGATATTCCTGCTCACCCTCTATGGTGATCACGAACTCAGCACCACTGATATTATCCAGGCGCAATTTAAAGCCTGCATACTCACCAATAGCCTTTGTTTCCTGGCCTGCATCAGCCATCTTGTTTGCTGCCGCCAGCAATGCCTGGCCAGCCTCCTTGTGCTTGTCGTACTTTCCGCTGTTGATCGTGATCGCAAAGTCCTTTGGCGCCTTCTCGGCCTGTTTTGCGTCACGCGTGAACTTCAGCATTCTATCCTTGCCGGTTTCAATGCGTAGCTTCAGGCGGCGCACCTGGTCACGAATACGGAACTGCTCGCGGTCATGCTCATCTTCAAGCTGTTCAAGCTTTCTGATTTTCTGGCGCAAGTCCATTTCTTCCAGGATAAGAGGATTACCACTTGAAGCCGCTTTCATTTCAGCTGCGTTACTTGCTTCACCGCCAACGTCCTCAATTTCTCGCGTCTTTGTATTGCCTTTACGGACCTGCTCAATGAATCGCGCCTTGGTTTCAATGGTCTGCCACATACGGCTATCAAGCGTTTGCTTGGTTGCATAGCGGTTAATCTCCACCTCAAACCCATCAGGATCGCGCTCATACAGCTTGTTGCCCTGGCGAATAATACGGCCTTCACGCTGCTCAAGGTCTGAAGGCCGCCATGGTGCATCCATGTGGTGTAGAGCAACTAGGCGCTCTTGGACGTTCATGCCTGCGCCCATCTTTGCGGTAGAGCCAAACAGCACACGAATGCGGCCACTACGCACCTTGCCAAACAATTCTTCTTTCTGAAGCTCGGTATTGGCATCGTGAATAAATGCTATTTCCTGCTCAGGAATACCCTTATTGATCAGCTTTTGGCGCAAGTCATCGTAAACACTGAAATCACCGTCAAGCGCTGACAATTCATCAGGGCTCATCTTGTCGAGCTCATCCTGGGCACGCTCATCACCGTTATCTGCTTTTTCAATCAGATCGCGGATTCTGGCCGCCTCTTTTGCCTTAGCTCCTTTCGGTGTGCTCAGATCAATGAATACCAGCTGCGCGCCTTTGTCTGTACTCCACTGGTCGTAAATGCGCTTAATGTTGTCTGCCGCCTGATTTACCTTGCTGCCTTCGTAGTCACCGTACATGGCCGGGTCTATCATGCGCATATCAAGCGCCGCCTTCCTGGCGTCACTCATAATCTTCAGCATGTTATCCGCGCCCTTTTCAGGCTTCTTAGGCAAGTGCTCAGCACGCCAAACAAGACTTCCTTCAGGGTATGACTCGCGGCCATTCTCATCAGTGACAGGTTCACCGATATAAGCGGCCTGATCATCACTGCGAGTAACCACAACATTCTGAGGCTTGCCGCCTTTAACCTTTGGCACTGGTAGGCGCTTGCCCTGGGCTGCCAACTGGCGGTTAATGTCATCACGGTTGATAACATCACCAAACGATAGGTAGCGCTGCATAAGCTCAGGGATATTCACGAACTTACTGAAGCGGCTGTTTAGCTTATAGGTGCCTGAAGGTGACAACTCCCAATCAGTAACAACCTCGCCATACATGCGCGCCCATGCGTCAAAGTGTGCAATGCCCTGGTCCTGTAGCGTCTGGTAATCAAGATAACGCTGCATGGTGTACATTTCAGCCATGGTATTGCTGATCGGCGTACCGGTAGCAAATACCACGTTATTGCCGCCAGTCTTTTCCAGGACAAACTGAGTTTTCATAAACAGGTCTGCCGCCTTCTGGCTGCCTTGCGGATTACCAAGGCCGGCAACGCGGGTCATGCTGGTGGCAAAGCCAAGGTTCTTAAACTCATGCGCTTCATCCAGGAATAGAGCGTCAACACCAAGCTCACCAAAGGTTAGGTTGTCATCCTTGTTTTCTGCATCAAACAGCTTCTTCAGCTTTTCCTGAAGGCGCTCTTTCTGCTTCTCAATCTGCTTAATGCTTCGTGACTTCTGCCCATCCTGGGCCCGGATATTCTGGATAGCCTCATCAATGTCACGGATCTGCTGATTGATAAATCGCTCCTGGAACTCCTTATCCATTTCCACTTTACCGAACGATGAGTGAGCGACAATAACAGCATCCCAATCACCGGTGGCAATGCGCGCAAATAGGCGCTTGCGGTTTCCTTTCTCAAAGTCCTTCTTGGTGGCTGCCAGCACATTAGCGCCAGGGTAAAGCTTGGTAAAGTCCTCTGCCCACTGGCCAACAAGGTGATTAGGAACAACAAACATAGGCTTTTTAGCTCGGCCCATGCGGCGCATTTCCATAGCGCCAGCAATCATAGTGAACGTCTTGCCGGCACCAACAACGTGATCCAGTAAGGTAGTTCCAGACTGCACGATACGCCAAACTGCATTAGCCTGGTGTGGGCGCAACTTGATAATGTCATCACTTACTTTGCCAGGGAATGTAAGATGGCCACCGTCAAACTCTCGCAAGCGATCAGTATTAAAGGTGTCGTTATAAATCCTGGTCAACCGACTACGGCGCGCATCGTCCTGCCATACCCAACGGCGAAACTCAGCCTTTAAGCGCTCAACCTTTTCATTGGCCGCATTGGTAGCTGCCTCATTCACTCTTGTTGTGTTTTCGTCAATGCGATCACGCACAACAATCTGCTTCTGGTTTGCAGCTGCTGCCACAATATCAGTCACCTGCACGCGGTCAGTACCCCAACGCGAGCGCGCTGCTTCTGTAGGCACACCATCAATAGACCACTTAGCATTGGTCGGAATATACACGGCCTTACCGCTTTCATTGCCAAGCACATGATCCACAAAAGACTTCATATCTTCACGCGGCAACCAGTGAGCGCCAGGCTTAACATCAATGTCAACGGCCTCAATATCTTCAGGCTGGACCGCCTCAAGCGCTTGCACGTTGCGCTTGTACTTACTGTCTACCTTGGCAAGCTGCCTTGCCTGGGCAAGCTTCTGCTTAACATTGCCGCTAAGGTATTGGTCACGCGTTTCAAATCGGCCAGGCTCAACCTCATACACAAGATCACCAAGCTCATTGGCAATGTATCCTGGCGTCTTGTTGTAAAGCTTCGCCATGTAATCCATATCAATGGCGCCATACTCTGAAAGACTTGCCGCCATTGCATCCTTGGCGGTTGCCGCTTTGGTAGGCGCTTTATATGGTGACTGAGTACGCTTGAAGAAAATTGCAGCCTTGCTTGCGCTTGGCTTGCGCGATTGCTCGCCGGTTTTCTTTGCCATTGCAGGCGTAATGCCTTTATCGAATGATTCTTCCAATGCTGCAATCTGCGGCCAGGTGGGATCATCACGGAATAAGCGCTTGTTGGCATCTGAGTTTATTGGACCATGCGCCTTAACAAACGCGTCATACTCACGATTAAGACGCGTGCGCAACGCGTCAAGCGCAGCATCTTTCACGCCTTCAGTAAGCTGGGCCTTCCTCAAGTCCGTGAACACATCACGAACCTTGATCATGCCCTCAACGCGCTGGCGCGCTTTGTCGCTGGCAAACTCAACCGGCTCAGCCTGAATACTACCAAGCTCATTATCCTGGCGAACCATCACCTTGCCGCCATCAATGAACATGCTACCAACTTTGACGTTATCAACGCTGGTGGATAGCTTCACTTCTTCTTTTGCCGGCGCCGCTTTTGACTCTGCCATAATCCCTTTTGGTAACTTAGCCAATGCCTCACGCAACAATGCGCCAGTGTCCTGACCTTCACGCGCAACAAGCGCCGGGTCATTAGGTCCATACATTGAGCCGTATGCACCCCATTCACCAAGCATCATGTCGGGATTCTTTACAAAATATTCATTCAGTGGTGTTTCAATGCCGTTGGCGTCTTTCACTGATTCAGTACGCTTCCATGAAGTACCTTTACGCGGCGTGCCTTCCTCTCGCTTCTGAAGGAAAACAATGTCAGTGGTAACTTCTGTGCCGGCATTCTTTAGGAATGCGTTATTAGGCAACCTGACCGCACCAAGGAAGTCTGCGCGATTAGCCATGTACTCACGCGCTGCCTGATTGCTTTGACCATCCATAAGGCGGTTAGAGACAACCATTGCAAGTACGCCGCCAGGCTTCAGGCCATCCAGGCTTTTTGCAAAGAAGTAGTTGTGAATGCTGAACTTAGATAAGTCTTTGCGCTTACCGTCATATAGCTTCTGGCTCCCAAATGGCGGGTTCCCTATTGCCAGATCAAAGTAACCATCAGGCATAGTGAAGTCTTGAAAGCCCATTGGCGTTTTAATGTTTGCGCCTGGGTAAAGGTGTGAAGCAATCCCGCCTGTAATATGATCAAGCTCTACGCCGGTGATCTGGCTTTTTCCTCGAACACCTGCCGGCATCATCCCTAAAAAGTTACCAGTACCAACTGAAGGCTCAAGCACTCGGCCACCAGTAAAACCCATATCCTTAACAGCCTTCCAGATTGAAGTAACAATCTCCTGGCTTGTGTAGTGGGCATCCTGCGTGCTTCGGCGCGCTGCATCATACTCAGCATCTGTAAGCAACTCTTTAAGCTGTGCCGCCTCTTTCTCCCACCCCTTTGATACTTTACCTGCATCACCATAGAACGCTTGAGGAATACCGCCCCAACCAACATAACGCGCAAGCGCTTGCTGTTCTTCTGGCGTTGCCTGGCGTCCTTCAGCCTCAAGAGACTTCAGGATCTTGATTGCTTCAAGGTTGTTCTTGAATTTAGTTTTCTGGCCACCTTCACCAATTCCCATATCTGGCGTAATGGTAAACATCTTGGCCGGGCGATTATCTGCACTAACTGCCTGCTGAGTTGTTTCACCAACTGGCGCCGGCGCTTCTTCTGCCGCCTTTTCCTCAGCCTGGATTAATTCTGCATCCCCTCTTGATACTGGTCGGCCTGCATCACTCGGCTTTTCATCTGCAACGCTTCCTGGTACATCGGTGCCGCGTTGCTCGCCTCGTCCGGTTCGCTCTGCTCCGCTGGTGGAAACAGGTGATTCTCCCTGACCATCTGAAACGCCTCGTCCGGTTGATACCCCTGGCTCTCCAATTCGCTCACCTCGGCCAGCGTCTGCTCTGCCGCTTGCTTCAGGGCTAAGTCCAGCGCCCCCTGTTTCTTCAGCGCCTGGTACTTGCTCGGCTGGAACTCCTGCCAGTGCTTCTTGGCTTGGCTGATCCAATTCTGTAGGTTCATTGGTTTGCTCCTGTGCTTGCTCTGGTTGCCAGGCTGCTTGTAAATCGGTAAGTAGCTTTTGCTTTTGCGACTCTGGTAAATCAGATCGCTCAATGACTCGCTGAGCGGCCATACCCTTTGACTGTCGGTTTTCCGCACCTGGTTCACTGGCAACATTGTTAATACGCCCTTCAATATCTCTGCGCACCTGGCGCTGCTCTGGCGTCAAAGTGGCATAGTCAATTAAATTGGTTAACGCTTCCGCGTCATTCCACACTTGGCGAGCCGCATCACCATCAAGCTTTCCTGCTTGGCGCAACTTGTTGGCATAATCTCGCGCCTTCATTAAATCGTTTCGCCACTCAGCTTTAGGTGTCAGTGCATCGTCAATTCGCTCTGCGGTGTCTGCCACAGGAATATTCTCTGAGCCGCGCTTTCCAGGCTCTGAGGCAATATCACTAGGTTGCTGCTGTTGCTGTGCTGGCTCAGGTACTCGTCCAGGCTCTTGGCTTCGCTGCTGCTGATCACCTTGTCGTTCAACGCCTGCTGTATCCACTCTTGCATTTTCTTCACTCCGATTCTGGTTGTACTCCTGAATGCGGTTATCACGAATGAAAACACCCCCATCCTTTTTGAAGGCATAAGGGTCAATCTCTTTGGCTTGATCCAGCGTCATTTCACGGTCAATGACGCCAGTTAATTCCTTTCCACGCTTGGTTGTGTGCTGAACTCTCTCAACGCCTTCGCCATAGACTGGCGCCGCATCCGTTGGTTGTGCTTCATCTTTCGCTTGTTCTTCAGTTGGCGCTTCTTGCTTGGGCTCATCTTTGACCTGCTCCTTAGCTTGTTCTTCAACAACCACTTCCTGAGTAGGTACCTCAAGCGGCACATCAATATTCTCAGGCATTGCTTGCTGCTTCGGTGCGTAGTCAACCACTGGAGCCGGCTTAACTCCGCGCTGCTCAAGCTTTTCAGCAACAAGTTCTGCCATGCTCTTACGCTGTGCTGGCTGCTGTTGCTGCTGTGCATTTGCAGGATCAAAAGCCTGCGCTGCTGCCTGCTCTGCCGGTGCAAACTGAGTTGCCTCAACCTGCTGATTAAGAGCAATACCAAGCTGGCGCTCTGGCGCGTTAAGTGCCTGGTCAATCTTCTCTTGTGCCTTAACGACTGGATGAGCAACACCGCTCATCATTGGACCAGCAAGACCACCGATAATACCGGCATCAATTAGGCGCTGGCGCGCTTCTGCCCAAGTCATATCCGGGTTAATCATCTGCTGATCAAGCCCGGTTTGAATGGCCTCGGTTAGCACTTCCTGGGCTGATTCTGCCAAGGCACCTTTAAGCACGCGCTTAAAGAAGTTCTGGCCTGGCTTCATAATCACACTAAGCGGAATATACTCAGGGATTGCTTCTGCTGCAGCATTGGCTACTGCGTAGAATTGAGCCTCATCAGGCGATAATCCTTGCTCGCGACCTTCAGCATAAGATTGACCACCTACCTGGCCGGCCATTAGGCGCATACCTACACTTGGATTGCGAGTAAGAATACTGCCAAGCAATGCAGGCCCCATTTCAGCAACACTACCAATGGCTGCACTACCGTAATAAGCGGCACTTCCAGGCTCAGCGTTTACCGGCTCCATGGTTTTCTGAGTTTCTTCACGCCAATACTTTGCAAAGCCGGCGATCTCATCAGGGTTGATAATGCCCATATCTGCAACTTGCTTCAGTTGCTGGTCATTAAGTGAGCCAGTCACATTGCGCTTAATGTAATCAAGCGCTTCAGGAATAGGCGTCTTAGGATCAACAAGACCTTCATTGCCTGCCCATGCCAGTAACTTGTAATCGCCTGGCGTAATACCAAGACGGTTAGAAACAATAGCGATATGGCGCTCACGTTCCTGCCCCATATCCTCGCCAAGCATCTGAATGAGCCCGGCTGCTGATTGCTGAAAACGCTCAGGAACATTGCGAACAGCTTTCCCGGTGGCGGTCACAAAGCTGTCGTATTCTTGCGGTGCCTTCTGCATTGCACCGGTAAAGCCATCTATTTCAGGCTGTTCATCGGAAGTGAAAAAAGACTTAGCCTGGTCAATAAGTCCAGGCTGCTCTGGTTCTTGCTTTGGTCCGTAAAGCTCATTGTGCCAGGCGGCCAACTCCTTGGCGCCCTGGGTATCCCCTGAAAGGTGTGCTTTCTCAAGTGCTGTTAGCAACTGATCCTTTGTAGGTTGTTGGTTCTCTGCCATCCCCGCCTCACTGTGAATACATTTCAAGTAATTTGTTGCGGTCTATATTACCACTTTGCCCCAAATCTTGAACCTGAATACCAAGCTTTCTCGCTGCTTGTGTTACAGCTTGCGAGCGAGTAACGCCACCTTGGCTATAAATTTTAGCCGCTTCAGTTGCGATAGACTGGACCTTGCCGCGTGTGGCCGGGTCAAGGTTTTGAAGGTTGCCTTGCTGATCAAACAAACCACCAAGCAACTCACCAGCCTGACGATACATCAATGACTCATCAGCTGACTTTAGACCGCCATCGCCACTGGCACGCGTTAACGCGTTTTGCCGACTTGTCTGGCGGTCAAGCTCTTGACTGCTTGTTGTACGTTCGATAACGCGGCCATCCTTATACAGTCGGTCCTCTGTGCCAAACGTCATGCGCTCAGGGTTCTGTAGCAACTCATCAACCTGGCGAGCTCTGGCAAGCTGCATTTGAAGGAAGTTAGGGTCGTATTGCTCAGGCATCTTTGCTGCGAGCTCTGGTGATACGCTTTGCCTGGCAAGCTCGTATGCCTGCTCAGGGTTTTCAGACTGAAGAACATAGGCTGACATTTTTCCGATCGCATCAATGTTCTCTTGTGTCTGCTGGCGCTGGCGATCATCCATCTTACTTAGTGACTCAAGCATCTTCTTAGCTTCTTCAGGGTCAAAAGCGTTTAGCTCCTGCATAGCCTGAGGATCACCAGCTGACGCCTTTGAGCGCAAATCAGCAAGAGCGTTACCTCGCTGGCGCGCTGCCTCGCGGTCCTCTTTCTTCCAGTCCATCATTAACGCGTTCTGCTCGCGAGACTGACGCGCACCCTTAACTGCCTCTGCGGTCCGGTAAACCTGGCCCAAGTCAATTCCAAAAGCATTAGCCATGATTAACCTCCCATCATGCTGTAAAGAAGATAGTTCTGCATACCCTGGTTTGCTGCCTGGGCATACCCCTGATAAGCCTGCGACTGTGCGTTACCCTGGTTAATGGCGTTTTGAGCAAGCGCATTGCCAGTTGCAATCGTACTCTGAGTGACATTGTTAGCCATGTTAGTTCGCGCATTGGCGTCTGCCTGGTTTGCTACCTGTCCAACATTTGACAATGATGCAAGCTGGTTGAAGTTCATGGCCTTAGATCCTGCATTGCGAGCATAGGCATTTGCATACTCATTGCTGGCAAAATCTTGCCCAAATCTGGTAAGCGCCTTTTGCTGAGCTCCTGACTGAAGCTTTCCTCGCGCAGAAGCACTAGCGTCAAGCGCATTAACACCTTCTTGCAGCCTGAATTGATAACCGGGATCCGCTTCAAACTTAAAATTGCTTGGGTCAAACTCTCCTGAAGCAATACCTGCCTGAAGCTGACCAAGGGCCTGCGTACCAATCTCACGCCATGGGGCGTTATCTTCACGCTGCTGATCAAAAACCTCTCGCTGAAACTCAATGGTTTCGCGGTTAGCTTGCACTTGAGCATCACTTGCTTGTTGTGACGCCTTTGACGCCGCCTTGCTAGACTTGTTTGCTGAATACGCGCCAACAACGGCGCTACCAACTACTGCTGCTGCAACAACTGACATGGCTCATTCTCCTGTTCGTTTGGTAGCGCTGCACGCTCGCCAGGCGGTAACTCCCGGAATTGAGCCATGCTGAATACCGTTAAAATATCTTCAATGCCTTCAGGGCTTGTGGCATCCGTTTTATGTACAGTGATCCAGTGCGTATCTTCGTGAGCATATCCAGCACGCTTGCGACCTGGTACGCCTTCCATGATATTCACACCTGTTAAACGCTTTACACCATCAGGCGTTGCAACTGTAATATCACCACTAAGCATAATATCCACATAACCAAACTTGTGAACGCGCCCTGTAAGTAGCGTGCCTTTTGGAATAGTTATCTCACGTGCATACATGCCATTTACAAAGCGGTGCTCTACTGGCATTTCAACCTGCTCATGATCGAGCATGACTTCTTCCATGGCCTCTATTTTTTCGTTTACCTGCTCTGCCAATAGCTGGTGGACCTGCGCCGGCGTTAACTCATCCATTAAAAGACCTCCACGCCAGAAGCTGCCACTGCAACCTTGTTTTCCCCATTGGCATCAGTATTCATATAGAGCATATCGCCTGATCGCATGGTAATGCCTTCAAGGCTGTATGCACTCCATGACTCATTAATATCAAGAAGCTTTGCCGGTAACACTTTGTTTGTGTCATCAGGTGCGCCACCAGCTGGAACAATATGAGCCGTTACAGTTACCGCTTGTGCCGCTGTATTACCAAAAGTAACCTTGCTGATAATTGTTTTCTTGTTTGCCGGGCTCTGGTAAAGCATTTGAGCCGTTTGCGTTAGCGCTTGGGGCGCAATCATTTGAATCGGTACTGCCTGCATGGCGTTCTCCTTAAAGTTTCATTATAAATGCCAGCGCATAATATGGCGGCAATGTATCAATTGTCTCTGAATGCTGGTGCCCTGGATCGCTTAGCGTTGCGCTTGTTAGCGCATCAACTCCTGTTCCTGGTGTGCCAACTGGCTCCACCTCACTTGTTGCTGTAGTGACGCTGGCACCTGTACCCTGGCTTCCTGTGTTCCCTGTGAATTGACTACTGCCGCCTGTATCTCCTGGTGAGTATGAACCACCAGCGCCAACAATAAACACATCAGTTAAGTCTGGTGTACCGTTGCTGCCATTACAAAGAGCCCATCCACTTGGTATATCTGCCACAGCGCCAGACCACATTATGATCCCGCCTGCTGGGACCTTTGCGCCATCAGCACGCTTCACCTGATCAGGGTCAACGCTTGTACGCTTATTCATTATCGCCATCATCTGAGCAATGCTCGCGGCCTCACCTGCCTGAGCAATGCCAGAAGGCGTTGGTGGCTGGTGGATATATCGCTCACCAACTTCCTGTTCTGGCGGCTTTGGGTTCGGATACCGGCCACCAGTTAGCAACTTCAATATGAAGTCGTCATTATCATCAGCCGCACCTGTTCTTTGCCACATCAAGTGAAGAAACTCGACAAGCACACGAGTTGGGTACCCATTGGCATCAACTACGGGAACATTTAGCGGCGGCTGACCTATTTGAACACCTGACATTAAACCTCCATCCAGGCTGCAATTATCGCAACCGGCACAGGATCAGTAATAACCACACGCCACGTTCTTTGTCTAAACCGTCCAAGTCGATTCCATTTAACGCGTGTAAGGTATTGCCCAATCTTCCCTATTGGCGCCCAATGCTCATTACTCCATGTATTACCGCCATCATCAGACCACTGAAGCATTGCTTGAGGATCATCACCCTGACCAGTTGGCAGTCCTAATCCGCTTTCCATATCCAGCTCGAAACTGTATGCGGTTATGCGCTCTCTGCCGGCGTGAGTAATTGCCGATTGCGCAACGCGGCGAATTGCCAGGCCATGATCTGTTTTGGCATCCATGGCAAGCTCATAAACAAATGGCGCGCTAAAGTCACCGACAAGGTTTCTTTCCTTCCAGTTAATGCAGCAATTAGCTACATGGCGGCCATGCGTAATATGCTGGCGCTCATGCCACATGCCAGTAGCAAAATCAAAAGACCAGGTAAGCTTTGCTGTTGGGAAGGTGATCATATAGAACACATGACCTTCCTCGCTGTACCACCAAGCAAACGCATCATCTTTTCTTACCGCTTGGTCTATCGAGTATTCAACCGCGTGCGTGCTGATCCGTTGAGGCTGGTACCCAACGGCGGCATAAACAATACCGTCATCACCAAGCCAAACCATCTGGCCATTAACTTTGATGATTGATTGCGGCGCCAAAGTGCCGCGTTCTATAAATGCACCCTGCATACGGTCAAAGGCAAAATCAACATTCCCGCTGTTGTACCAAATTTCAACTGACTTCTTACCAAACACCCATAACTCACGGTAATTACTGATAACTGCAACCGTGTCGTCTGGCGCGCCTTCAGCTGTAGCAAACGCCAACGGATCAAACTCTGTTGATAAAAGCTTGCTTGTGAAAAACTGGCCTGTCCCCGCCCTGTTGAATATGAAATACCCATCCTGGAAGGTAACAGTGTTTGCCGGGTACCAACCATCACCAACAATCTTTTCTACACTGCCGCCATCAGTCCACTTCCAGCCTTGGTATCCATCCACAAAAACAAGATCAAATCCATTATCGGCAATGCTTACTCTACCAGTAGGCGCACAGTCACCAAGGCGTTCAAGCTGATAAGTCCCTGTCATCCGATAAAGCGACTTCTTAGTGACAATGAATAACTGCTCATTCATCACATGAAGGCCAAACACAGGCCCCTGGTCTATTTCACAGAAACGCGAAAGCCCTGGCGTACCATAAAGCACTGCCTGGGCTTTTGCTGAAGGTGGCTGCTGCTCAGCAAACAGATTTATAAGGCGCTCTGTATTTGTCGCCTTGCTTCGGCCCTCATTGGTGCCTACCGCAAAAAGTACAGGTTGCTTCATAGTGGTCCATGGTTAATGTCATACCCGCTCTTTCGTATCAAGCCTGAGTCTACCTCTACGGTACCCATGCGCGTTTTGCTATTGGTGCGCTTCAGTACCATGATCGCCTGGCGATAACCAGCCGCAACCGCTGCGGAAATTTCAACGCCATACTCTGGCGCAAGCTCAATAGCAAGGCCAAGGCGAATAGCTTTGTCATAACCTGGCGGGAACTGCACAGACTCGGTAAGCGCCGGTAACTCGGTAATAGGCTTGGTTGTGACCAGCTTCAGCGTATCACCAGCTGTAGGAATGCAGCTGAACTCAAGGCGGCCAAGTGGGTATTCTGGTTCGTAGTAAACGTAATCGGGCGTATTTACCACAGTATCCTTCAGGCTAATATTTGCCCAAAGGTTAAGACTGGCAATACTGACCGGCGTTTCAAGATTGCCGGCATCACGAATACGCACGTTCTCAATGGTAGTGGGGCGCACTGTGTCAAAGTCACCACCAGGACCAATGGTATAGGTTCGCTTGCTGCTGAGTGTGAATGACTCATGCGTTAATGCAGGAACAAGCAAGCCCTCATTACTCCAACTATCCAGCATCTGCTTGGCATATTGGAGTGCATCTTGTGCTTCTGAAGGCTTCGCCTGTTCACCACTGGCAAGCACGCCGATAGTGCGCAAGGCACCATCAATCAGTTGCTTGGTCGTTGCCATTCAGCTTCTCCTGGATCTTGGCAATCAAGGTTTCTTCCTTCCAGGCTTTCATTAACTTCAGGCCAAGACCTTTACCAAGTTCAACGTGTTCGTCTTTGGTAAGGCTCTCAGGATTTTCCTGGAATGCACTTAACAGGCCCTGCTGTTCAGCTGTGAGCTCTGCACCACCTTCATCACTTGATTCTTCAGCCTGCTTGAACTCTGCCGGCGAGTCGCGCCAACCTTGTTGTTCAAGATCGTCAATGTCGGCTTCATCTTCAAAGGTGAACAGTTTTGCACCCTTCTCAGGATGATAAAGCCACATACGCTTTGGTTTGTTCTCTGGCATTGTGTTTCTCCGTCAATGGTAAAAGGGCGGCACTAGGCCGCCCGGTGAACTATCTTAGCCTGCTGCTGACCACATGCGGTGAGCAAGTTCAGGATAGATAAGGTGAGTACCCCATACCGCATCAATACGGGTGATCTCAGTTTGCTGGTTAATGTCGTATGCACCAGTCATACACAGTGACAAACCAGAATCAGGATCGCGCACGCGTGATTTAACGGTAGCTGACTGAGGCAACTCAAGGTCAACCATTGCCAGGGCACAAGCATCACGGTGGAACAGGAAGTTCTGACGGTAGCTTGTATCTGCGGTACCCAACACAGTGATAGCCGCACCATCTGCTGGCGCTGCTGACACGTTCTGGAATGCAGAAAGGCTAACAGTGTTACCTTCAGCATCCACAGTGGTCAGTGTGCCATCGTTGATAGCAGGACTTACCGGGATAGTCGCATTGCCAGTACCGTCACTGTTCACATCAGCTGTTACAACAAAGTGCTGTAGGCGGCCAGTTGACTGGTAGCTTTGCGGGTTGATCTCATAGACGCCAGCAAAGGTAATAACATCACCCTCTTTAAGCAATCCAGTTACGCCAGTATCCCAACCATCGGTCACAATGCTTGAGCCGGTCTGGTCTGCACCATTAGTCAATGGAGTACCACCATGCGCACCAACGGTATGAACAGGAATGTTCGCAGACTCAAACAAGTCAAAGCCTGCCAGTGGGCCCATGTAACCCTTCTGCAATGCACCTTTCACCATTGCTTCATTGTACTTGTTGCTGATCGCGTCACTGATTTCAGCGCCATCCAGCATGTTCAAGATACAACGGCGCATACCGTCATCAGGCACAGCCACGTTACCCATGTAGGCTTTCGCCAGGTGGAATGACTTGGTGCCGATCGCAGTACCTGGCGTGCCTGAACTGAAAAACGCTTTCTTCATTTCAAGCAGGATAGAGCGGTCAATCACGTTGGCCAGCTGGATAATACCAGACTTCAGGTAACGCTCTGAGAACTGCTCAATGCTCAGCGTGCGGTCACGCATGGTTACTTCCAGACCAAAGTGCTCTTGGCGGTTAATCTGGAATGGGATTGTCTGATCGACCATTGGTTGCTTCTGCAACACGCGGCCAGACGCGGTTTTAGTACGGAAAGGCTTTTTCAGGCTGATAGTGTCGCCAACCTTAGCGAAACGCTTTTCCAGGTCACGGTAAACAAGCGGTGCTGTTACCAAGTTGTTTTTAAGAAGGCGCAATGCCTCTTTGATGATAATGTCATCCGTTAAGATGCGATTGCCTTTTTCACCTTGTACGCTCATGGCTTAATACTCCAAAGTTTCTGTTACCAAAAGCCTCGGCCACCACGTTGTTCCTTTTCGTTCTGAGTGCGCTCGTATTCAGCAAAGTCCATATCTTGTGGAGCCTTACTGGTTGAGTCGCTTCCCTTAACTGGATCAATCGGGTCCGGGGCGCTAGTTGTCTTTTTACCGGGCTGTTGCGGTTTAGCTGCAAGCTTTGCTTCGATTTTGCCAATCTCCTTTGCCTGAGCAATGGGTGATAGCTTCGCAATGCGTGCGGCCTCTTGCTTGTTCTTACCAAGGTGGTAGGCGATTGCACCAGGATCTTCAGAATCAGCCATAGCGATAACCATATCGCGGGTGATTTGTAGGTCCTGCTGTCCGATTACTTCATCAAAGTCCTTGTGGCTTTTGCGCGTTTCGCTGAACGCGTCCTGTACATCTTCAAGGGCTTCAGTGAACTCAGTGTCCTGGTCGTCTTTGTTACTGCCGTTGTCATCATCGGCTGCGGCCTTGTCGTCCTTCTTGCCTTTGGCGCCAATCTTCTGATCAGCTTTCCAATCGGCCAGGGCATCAAGGTACTCGTCATAGCTATCAAAGTCTGACGGATCAGGTTCACCTTCATCGTCCTGGGTTTCAGGCTTAGCCTTACTACCCTTCTTGCCTTCAGCTTCTTGCAGTTTACGCTCTGCCTCCTGGGCTCGGCGCTCTGCTTCAGCTGCACGCTTGGTCAAGCGGTCAATGCGCTTCTGAAAACGGCCACGGCCTCGGCGGTGGTTCGCTTCCTCGCCGGCATCGTCATCGGCGTTTTGTTCATCGGCATCATCCTTGCCACTATCCTTGTCATCATCCTGGCCTTCCTGCTTGCCTTCGTCCTCATTTTGGGCGGTGGCCGATTCATCACCCTCAGTGTTTTGATCCTGGGCTTGCTCATCTGCCTTTGCTGGCTCTTGTGCTTGCTCAGTCTCTGCGGCCTCGGTAGTAACAACCTCAAAGTTGTCGGTATCAGTGGCTTTGTTTTCGTCTGCCATGCGCGCTCTCTCCTGTCGCGGATTGTTTAACCCCATGAAGCCATGGGTAGCTTATAACTACTTGACATTATAACGTGAAAATACTAATGAGCAATCACGTTAAGCATTCCCTTGGCTCTGAGCCATTAACTCGGCCATAGCCTCAGCAACCAGGTTACGCACTGTATCTTCCAATGTTCCAGGACCTGCCATCATGGCCGCCTGCTCTATTTCTGCCAACTTCGCTTGTGCTTCAGCTGTCTTAGCTTGTGCCATTGCCATATCGGCCTGGGCTTTCGCTGTGTCTGCCTTGGCTTTCTCCATATCGGCTTGAGCCTGTGCCATATTGGCTTGCTGCTCTGGTGACGGTTGAGGCGGTTCAATACCTGCTTCCTCCATTTCATCCTGATCAAGAATGCCAGGCGGCAATGTTTTCTGTAGTCGGCGTGCAATATCCTGCGCGCCAGGCCAATCCATATTCTTGGCGATAAGATCAAGGACCACGCCACCAGCTGCCGGCACAGCCTGAACAAACTGCATTAAACTGTCTGCTGCTTCCATGCGCTGTGTTTGATAGCTTGGGCCAGCCTTCACAGTCACATCAAACTTACCTGCTGCAATATCGTTAACCAGGACCGGCTTCTGTGTTTCCTCATCCATGACCATCTGATTTATCTGAACCCAATCACCTTCACCATCCTGGAAGCGCAAGCGCAACACTCGTTCGCTGTCATACACTCGCGGGATAAGCTCAATCAGGATCTGCCCAACACGGCGAATAGCCCGGCTCAGGTTGTCGATATAGGCAAAGGTACCGCGATCACCCTGGCGCTGGCGCGCAAGAATAGCCTTGCCGCTTTGCTCATTCCCTTGTGCGCCAACGCTGGCATCATACAAGCCAATAGTTGCTTTCATTTCATCGGTAGCGCTCAATGCAAGCTGAAGCTCTGCCGCTGGCATACTGGCCGGCATATCACGCTGAGGACGGTCAACACCTGGTAAAGCGTTATAGCGTAGAACGCTCATGTTCTTGCGGTTTGCCTGGTTCCATTCTTCCTCATAGCCTTCAATGGATTCTGCTGGCGCTACCCATGGGGCCTTTGGTGCCAATGCAACACGCTCTGTTGCTGCTGTCATCCAGTAGTTGTGCATACGCTGGGCATCCTTACCAAAGCGAATCAGACCACGGTAATAGGTCTTGTCACCGATAACCATTTCCTTACCAAGCACAGGTGCCACAGGAATGGTTGAGCCAGGCCAATCAACCGGGCCTTCTAGCACATCGTATGCAGTAACCTTCATCCATTTAACTTTGTAGGTTTTGACGCGTCTTTCACGCGTGACTGTCGTGCCAAGCTCGCGCAACTCGTCAAGCACATCCTTTACTTCATCTTCCCACACGGTACGGCCATCACTGAGCAATAACAGCTTGCGAGTTACCGGTTCACGGTAGAAGTATTCAGATACACGCACACCTTCTTCATTGGTCCACCAGCTGTACTCACCACGCTCAGCATCACTCAGATCACCAACGGCTTTTCCTGGGTACCGCTTTTTAAACTCTGCCTTGCTCATGCGCTCGCTGATAAAACACCAGTTTGCATCACTGTAGTCTGGCTCTGTTGCGTCCGGGTCCATCAACACAGCAAAGCGGTTGTGAATACTCTTGATGCACAGGTCAAGGTCAAAGGCATCATCAGCGCTGTACTTGGTGAGAACGCGCAACCAACCAAAGCCACCTTCAACGGCGTGCTGGAATGCGTTGTCATAGTGCGCTTCTGCGTTGCTGGTGTACTCGATGTTGCGGATCAGGCTCTCATACACTTCTGCCAGGCTGTAATCAGAAGTGCCGGCCACGTTTGGCACCTTGCTGGTATCCTTGGTGGCATTGGCTTCGACTGGATGCACCTGGATTGCAGGGCGATTCTGGCGCTGATCACCCAATACCTGGTCAACGTATTGAGGCAACTTGTTCAGCGTCAAGCATGGGCGGCCCTCGTCCTCACGTTCCTTGCGCACAGACTCAGGCCATTGTTGACCGGCCAGGAATGAAATATCTTCCTGGGCTGCATCAAAGTTATGCTTCCAACAAGTAACAGCGTGCGCTGCTCGCTCTCGTATTTCCTGAAGTATTGCCTCTTGGCTGTCATCATCCCTGGTCTTAATTGGTTCATTACCTGGTAGCATGGTTATCTCCTGTTACGCGCCCATCCAGCCACCGGTACCCATAGGCATTGGCTTGGCTGGCTTCTTCGGTTCTTTGTCTTTCCAATGCAAGCCCATCTGCTGGATTGCATCAGTGTAGTTAGTTGCCCACTTAGGCCCGGTCTGGTCCTTGAAGGTTTCATTGTCGTGATCCCACTCACGGCGCAATGCCTTGAGGCCATCCCATCCCTTTTCACACCTGGCGTTATCAATCCAGATACGCGGGAATAGCATCTTCAATGCGTTGATACTGTCTCGCTTACTCTTGCATCGTTCAACCAGGGTGAACTTGATACCCATGGTCTTGGCTACCTCAATGCGGCTGCGCTTGGTCATCAGATCACGCACTGCCAGATCGTGAGGCCCTAAGTGCTCAGCGTATCGAATACCGTACTTGTCGGCAAAGTCATGCAGCCAGTTGATATAGTGCTCCATGCCTTCGTTGTTGTTGCCATAGCAGGCAATCATGCGTAGCTCTTTTCTGTGCGGCTGCATAAGCCACACAACCATATCGTCATTGATACCAAGATCCCAAAACGTGTAAACCGGCAATGACTTCTCAACCGGTATGGCACAGTAGCGACCTTCTTCAATGAGTAGTTCAACCTCTTTCTTGTACACAACGCCTTCAGCCAGGGCTTCATCAGGGTTTTGCTGGTACTGCGAGCTAAACATATACGCGTCTGCTTTCTCCATGGCGAGTAACACCTCTGTTGGTTCTTTGTCTGGCCAGTAGCTGGTGCGCTTACCGGTGAACTTGGTGTCATTGATACACGCCTCGCGCATATCTGCCGGCAACGAATCCAGGTATTCCCTGTCAATGAGCGCCGGGACCTTATACACAAGGTAGTCATCCGGGGCCTTGTCACTTAATAGGAAGTCGGTGCTATCACCTTTACCAATGCGCTGCTGAACCATAATGATAGGCACACCATCATGTGCCAAACGTGAGCGCACGACTCGGTTCAGCTGCTTGTTGCCCTTATCCATCACCTTTGCACTGTTCTGGTCTTTAGGTGGCATGGGATCATCAAGGATAAGCGCACCGGTAAAGCCTTCTTGCATGAAGCCTGCCCGGCGTCCTGTTACCTGGCCGTTGATACTGGTACCAAACATTCGGTGCATATTGTCGTTCTGGTCATGGTACTTCCAGTCACTCTTGCCCTTGGTGTCCTTGCTTTGCCTCATAGGCCACAGTGATTGAAATTCCTCACTGTCGATAATCTCTTTCACCCTGGCGCTATTCTCTGTTACCAGGTCATCAGAATAGCTAAGCGGTAGCCACCTGGTTGAGCGACCTTCCTTGATACACTGGATGATGCACCACACAGGCCAGTGTATTGACCATATCTCTGTCTTGGTTGAGCCTGGCGCCACATTCACAATGCCGCGCTTAATCTTCCCTTGGTAAACCTGCTCAGCAAGCTGGCACTCATAAGTGTGGTGCCAGTTCTTCCTGAAGTATTGGCCCTGCAATAGCTGAAACCAGATACGCATAAAAGCCTCAAAAGAGGCTTCACTCATCACCTTAACGGCTATCTTCTCCGCGTCCGTCATATCCTCCCACTTCAATAAGCGGATAGGCTGCCCGTTCGGTAGGTGCTCAAGATCACTCATAGGCGCTCAAGTACCTTGTTGATAGCCTCTGCAATGTCAGGTGACTTCACATCAGCCTGTATCTGCAATGGCTTACCATCCTTGCCGGTTACTTCATGCTTACTTGGCGCGTTCCATCCTTCCAGGTCTGCAATCTGCTTGATGGCGCTATGCGGATCATGCAATTCAAGCTTTGGCCCAAACTTGGTGGCTGTAACAGACTTGATTGCCGCTGCCGCTTCAGGCGTGAGCTCATCACTGTTCTTGATTCGCCACACTGTTTGCTTTACCGGGTTGCCATCTTCATCTTCACCAACAACCTGCTCAGCAAATTCAGCAATATCTGTCATCGTGACGCGTGCTGCACGCGTGAGCCTTTCGAGCGCCTCCTGTCTTGTCATTACTGCATCACTGGCGGCCGCATTCATTAGTGACTCATAAAACTTCTTCACCTTAGCGTCAGTTAGCATACGACTAACTATTGCATCAGCTGATTTCTCGCTCTTTGTCTTGCCACCAGCTGCGTAATACGCCTCACGCTGGCTCATCTTCCCTGTAGCCAGGTTGATAACAGTCTTACGCTGAAGCGGTGTCAGCTTACTGCCAAGCTCAAGCTGTTCTTCTGTCAGCGTTACACTCATGTCCTAGTCCTTCTTTGTCGGATATTCCTCATCATCCTTACCGGTACTGAATGGCGCTTGGCCGTTCTCTGGCTTCCAGTACAAACGATGTTGGAACCACTTTTCCATAATGAAGATTGCCCGGCCTCCCATGTGGCCGCTAATCCCGGTTAATGCTGCTGTCATGTAGAAGCTCATACCCATTTCAGCGCAAAGATACGCGGTAATGAGTCCAGCAAAGCCACTTATGGCCCACTCGCCAACAAGCTCAACCAGGGAAAATGGCGTTTTGGTTTTTCTGACTCGGTTAATGTAAGACACGGTGCCACCCCATATCGCAAGGAATATGAACCACAGGTACCCAAGGCCAGCATCAACCAGCATTTTGATAATGTTAGAACCGCCTTGACCGTCAGGCATACGCTACCGCCCCCATATTCCAGTTAGTTTTGACCTGGGCCGCCACCTTTCTGATCTCATTTACCAGGTTGATAGCCTGGTCAACGGTTTCAATCACAGTGATAGCCCCCTTAAACCCTCCATGGAACTTCACTTGCGCCGGTGTCAGCTTGCGCTTGCTCGGAACTTTGTTCCCATCCTTCACTTCTACCAATACGGTAATGCCACCATAGCCAACAACCAGATCGGTCATGCCATCATGGGCGCTGCTTGTGATCTCCACACTAACACCCATACCCCTCATAACTTCAACTAGCTCCTGCTGGTTCGCGTCAGTCTTTGCTGCTCTGCGTGCCATTTATTGTTCCCTTGCCTTACCCTTCAGCTTTTCGTATGTGCGCAAGCCTCCCATACCAAGCATGGCGAGGATGAGCTCGAAAAGGTTATCTGTTGGGATTGTTGGCACCGTTGCTACAGCGCCAGTGGTGGATATGATGAATGTTGCTACCGGGTACCCGACAAACTGCCAGAATACGCCTATACCGCAAGTCCATCCAATGAATGGGCGCCAGCCTGCTACAAATAAAGACTTATGCGCCGCTTCCTGCTTGTTAATGTCGGCCTGGGCCTTATTGAGCTCAACCATTGCATTAAGCTCTGCCAGTTCGCCATTCTGTTGCAACTCAATAAGCTTGAGTTTTGCTTTTTCGGCTGCTTCCTTATCCGGTATCAGCTTATCAATGATACTTGTCACTGGACCTATCAATAAATCAAGCATTGATAACCTCCATGTGCGGATAGTCCCAACCATGGAAAGAGCGGCCTTTGTTTCCAAACGTGCCGCCCCATCGTAGTGAAATTGTGATCTTGCCTTGCGCTTTTAATCGCTCAGCTGTTGAAAGGATTGTTGCGGCCACCATTGCCAGGTGAACCTTATCCCAACTTGCCGAACCATTAAGGTAGGCGTAGAAGTCCAGTGCATTACCAGACTGGTGATTGCTTAGCTTGTTGTAACCATCGGCCTTGCTCTTGTTATCCAGGAATAGCGAGTGCTGTTCTTCCGCACTCCTTAAACCGCCATACTCAGGTATACCAAAGTCGATAGGTGATACAGCTAAAGCTTCGTGAAACACCAAAACAAGCTCAGGATGAACGCCGGCCATCCTGCTCTTGCTTCTTTCACTAAATTTGAACGCCATAGAACACCCCGTTTTTATTGTCAATACAGGGTTGATTATAAACCAATGTCAATATAAGTCAGCCTCTTTATAATCGGTTTCGCTGGCGGTCTATTTTCACAGCTAACAAGTTAACGCGTGCCTCACGCGTGAAGCACGCAACAATAACGCGACTATCTTTAATGACCGGCCACGCAACGGTCTTAATCAAAAGGGATGTCATCATCAAAGTCCATTGGCGGCTCATTGTACTGAGGCGGCGCACTATGCCTTTGGCTTGTTCCCTGTTTGGCCTGGGCATAACCTCCACTTTGCTGCCCCTGGTACTGCCCGGTATTACCGGATTGTTGCCCTTGTGGTTTACCATCAAGCATCTGGAACTCACCACCGGGGCCAACAACAATCTCAGTGGTGTACTGATCTTGACCTTGCTGGTTCTGCCACTTGCGCGTGCGCAACTTGCCTTCAATGTAAAGCTTTGAGCCTTTGCGCGTGTACTCGCCGGCAACCTCTGCCAACTTCCCGTACAACACAACACGGTGCCACTCGGTTTTTTCTACCGGCTGCCCTGTCTGCTTGTCTTTGTACTGCTCACTGGTGGCAATGCTTAGATTTGCCACGGCGGTACCGTTAGGCATATACCTAACTTCCGGGTCCTGGCCTAAGTTGCCGACAATGATTACCTTGTTAATTCCGCGTGCCATATTTCACCTCACGATAGGGCGTGAACTATAGACCTGAAAATATAATCTTTGGCCTGTTGTTCTTTTGGAAGCTGATCGAATGGAACCATGCAAGGATGGGTTTTTGCTTCAGGATCTTTAACATCACCATAAATCCAACCATCAGCCTCTTTCTCGGCCATCCAGCTGTTGTGTGAGGCTTCAGGCCCTGCGCCTTTATTGACGATATGAAAAGCCACCCCGTTTATAGCGCTTTTCACTTGCCAGTCTGGCGCATCTTCCCATGATGGCTGCGAGTCATCACCCATTGCCTGGCAGTACGCTCTGTTTGCCTCATGGCATGTTTTGGCAATAAGTATTAGCTTTTGTTCTTCAACTCGCTTTGCTCTTTGCCGATCGGTTAAGTTACTTGAGAATTTACCCATTAGCTTTCTCCAAAGTTTGCCAAGCTTCATCTTCAGCGCTGATAACACCATGCTGGCGGTCAACGCATTCACCCCTGGCTTGTTCAATTACCTGGTCAAACGCCTTTATCAACTCTTGCGCCTGCCCGTTTATTTCGCCGTTCATGTGCTTCTCGTACTTCTGAGCCAGTGATCCATATTCACGGCGCGACACATCAAGCAATTCCACCAGCAATTCAATGTTGGCTTGCTGCATCCGTATTAACTCGTTGGCTTTGTGAAGGTCTTTGATTTCTTCCACTGTTACCTCCTTTCCAGCTGCTGCGTATGCCACTTTAAATGGCACCCCCAACTGAAGCATTGTCATTATTGGCATGAAACAAAAGCCCGGCACTTGGCCGGGCCTCCCCTGTTAAGCGCTGAACTTACCTAAGTAAGTGATCAGCTCATAATCTTCAAAGCTGTCGTTCAACAACTCCATGAACTCTTGGCCCATTTCTTCCTGAACTGCTTCAAGGCGTTTAATTCGAGCCACCAGCGCCGGCGCTTCACCGCCAGTCAGCACAGATAGACGCAATTCAAAACTTCGTCCTGCCAAGCCGTTGTAAGGTATACAGGTGAAGCGGAACCCTGAAGGCATACCGTGATCGCTGCGCGCTTCAACATTTTCCAGGGCGCTACGGCTTGCCTTGAAGTCCTGAACTTCGTGATCTTCCTTACGGCTTGATTCGATAGTCAGGCGGCGCACTGCGCTGATTGCCTTGGTTAATGCAATAGCATCACCTTCAGCATTGTATGCCTGGATATGATCACCCCAATCTTCCAAGAACTCTGCCAGCGTCTTTTGGCTCATCTTGCTGCCATCAACACCAAGCACAGCGCGATACTCCGCTGTTTTCTGAAGCTGAAGCTTGGCGGTGTAGTCTGCATGGCCTGGCTGTTCTTCTGTGCCAAGGTTGAACACTGTCACCGCATTCATAGCTTCAGGGTCAACGAAGCACGCGGCACCAGTGCGGTCATGGTCAGTACAGTAGCGCACAAAATCTTCAGGGCTGATTGTGCTCATATTGCCACGATATCGAACGCGGCCAGCCAGGTAGCGCTCAAGGTTCTGAATGTCGAACTTTTCAGGCGTCACAACTACTGGCGTTTGAAGGTTAACTTTATCCAATGCAGCCTGTACTGCCTCTGCTGTTTGGGCCTGTTGGATCTGTTCGATTGCTGATTTATCCATAATATTTTTTACCTTTAAGTAAGATTTTTTACATAGGGCGCACCAGGCGCCCGGCTATTAGTTGACTTTCTTGGTGTTCGGGAAAGCGCTCACTTTGTCTGAAGGTTCGCCTTTCTTATCGAACATTTGCCCCTGATTCTCAGGGAAGAACGAAAGCGCACCACGGGTGCCAACGTGCATTGGCGTGCTGGTGGAGTTGTCCTCACTGATTGAACCTTTTGAAGTTGGGCGCTTGTACTTCAGTACATGGTCAATCTGTACCTGGTGACTACTACCGATCTGCTTAATATCAAGCGTGATACTGACAGTGCCCTTTTTGCCATGGTCAATCACTGACGCGGCAACATCACTAAGGATTGCTGAAAGCTTTTCCTCGAATACGCCGCCATCAAGGTCGGCAATAAATTGGTCTACTTTGGTGCTCATAGGTCCACCCCATAAATGATTGATTCAAGCTCCTGTGACGCTTTAAGGCTTATGCCATGCTTGTCACACCATTCCGCAAGGTTATCCAGCGTTTGCAGCTGGCACTTCAAGCGGTACCCTTCAAGGCGCCATAACTCTTTGCGCGCCGATTCTTCAGCATTCTGCTTGGCTATTTTCATTCCAAGCTCTGCGTCAAAGTTTTCAGGACTGGCACACGCGCTTATCTCGGTCGCCACACTAAAGCCATTGCTCAAGAATGCCGTTGCCACTGTTGTAGTAGTGCCAGGCACCACATAACAATGGACGTTAAGATCAGCAACCAGGCTATCAATGCGAGCCGGCGTAATTCGCGGCGCTGTCAAACCCTTGTCCTGGATCTCTTTTTCTACTGCGTTATCATCCACGGTTTTTCTCCTGTTGGATTCTGTCGTAAATTTCCTCGCGGTGTACTTCAACCTCACGCGGGGCGTTAACTCCCAGCTTAACCTGGGAACCATTGACGCCAAGCGGGACTATCTCAATCACTTCTCGCCCGGTGTCGATGATTAATTTCTCACTAATACGGCGCGTTAGTATCAGCATTGGCTTCTTCCTTATCCTTCAGGTCCTGCATTGCCCAATACACTTCCATGCACGCTTGCGCATCTGCTAGTGCTGTGTGAGCGTTCTCAAGTTTTTTGCCAGTGAAATACTCATAGGCTTCTTCAAGCTTTGGACTCTTGAATCCATATTTGTTTTTGGGCAAAAGCTGCATGATAGGCTTGGCCATAAGCATGGTGCATTCATGGCTGTCTTTATCTGCCCATTCATCCATTAGCGTTTCAGGATGGCCGTAACGCTTCAGGCCAATACGGATAATGCGCTGATCAAACGTCTTATTGTGAGCAACACGCTTTGCACCGCCCCACATTTGAGTAAACAGCACAATGGCAT